CTATGCCGCCCGCTCGTATGCCCCGACGGCACCGCTGCCGTCGGTGCGGCGCGTGACGCCGAGGATGTCGAACTTCTTCGCTTGCCGGATGGCGCGGTTGACAATCACCGAGCTCGCGACCGGTCGGAAATCGCCCAGGGTCTCCGCCTGGTTGGCGCTGTTGGTCACCCCGGTCGTGTCGCTGACGAACTGCGACGAGAAGGTGATGGTCCCGCCCAGCGCGAAATAGGCCGACGAGGGATCGACCCTCATACCCAGATAGCTGTTGATCCCCGGCGCCGTGCCGGATTCGGAGCCGTTCAGGTTGACGTTGAGCGCAGAGGCGACGTCGTAGACCGGCCAGTAGTTTTGGCAGCGCGAGCCGTCGGGCGGGTTGCTGCCGTGGCCGGTGCTGTCCCAGACGACGTTGTTGGAGGTGTAGAGGTTGAAGCCCCGGTACCACTGCGTGTGGTAGGGCGCGTTGCTGTCGTTGTAGGCCCGATTGTGCCGCTGGCCGAGGAACGAATTGTAGGATTCGACGATGTTCGTCGTCGCCACCGCCAGGCCATCTGCGCCGATCTGCGCGCACTTGCAGCCCGCATAATAGGCGGACTTCACGAGGTTGCCGCGCGTCGACATGCCGAGCTGCGGATAGCCGTAGTTGCCGCCGGCGTTATAGGCGAACGTGAAGACCAGCACCCCGGCGGGCGAATTGATCGGCCCATGGATGCGGTTATCGATGTGCATCCCGAACATGACCGGGACGGTGGGCGCACTGAAGTCCCGCACGGCCGTCAGGCAGAAGATCGTGTTGCCGATCATGATCGGCACGCTGACCTGCCCGAGCGGGCCCTGGAGGTTGTTGCCCGCCACGAGCACGTGACCGTATTGCTGCTGCTTCGGATCGCCGACATTCGCCGCGACCGAATAGCTGTTGTTCAGCAGCCAAACCCAGCCGTTGCGCCACTGGATGCCGAACGTCGCATCGAAGGCGGTGTAATTCATGCCGCTGATCACGAGCTCGCCGGTGGCCTGCTTGACCACCGTCGTGTTGTCGGTCGCGCGATCGAAGAAGATGTTGGCGGCGCCGGTCGCCGTTGCTGCCGAATAGATCCCGTCCCCGAACCACATGCGCGGGTGGCCGGATTTCACCCCACCGTTGCTGAAGATGACGCTGCCGGGCGTCGCCGCGGGATCGGCCTGGACATAGAACCACACGCTGCCGCGCGTCCTGGTGCCCATCGCGGTACCGAAGCCGTTGTGGGTGCCGGCCTTCAGATATGCCCGCCCGCCGCCACTGTCGTTGTGCGTGGTCAGCCCGCCCCCGGCCGTGTTGTGATAGGATGCGATGGCCGTCTCCGCTGCGGCGATCGTCGGATAGCAGTTGGCCAGCGTACCCTTCGCCGCGTCGGCCGCCGCGAAGGTCGAGAACACGCCCGTGGTGCCGGTGGCCGTTCCCGAAGGATCGACGAAGCAATAGCCGATCTTCAGCAGGTTCGACGGGTCGTTGTAGAAGTGCCAGCGCGCGGGGATGTTGCGGCTGTTCACGATCAGGTTGTCGGCGCCGATATAGGTCCAGACGCACGTGCCGTCGGTCACGTCGGTCGACAGGGTCGTGCCGGTCGGCCCGCCCGAGGAGGCGGAGACGCCGGCCGTCTTCAGCTGATAATAGTTCGCGCCGTTGCGGACGATGGTGCCGACGAAGGTATAGGCCTGCGACGCGCGCCAGTCGGCGCCCTCGGCATCGAACCTCGTGTTGAACGACGTACCCAGCCAGGGGCATACCTCGAGCTCGATGAAACAGTCGCCGGCGGGCAGCGACGACGTGTTGAACGTCAGCGCGAAAACCTCGACCGCGCAGCCGCCGGGGCCGGACGTCGTGTACTGCGTCGAAAGCTCGCTATCGATGACGTCGCCCAGAGCGACGCTGGCGGTGCGGGCCATGTTCCAGGCCGTGGCGCGGATGCCGGCGATCGGCCGCCCGCCGCCGATGTGGATGCCCCAGCCATGATCGACGACCACCTCGACGCGGAGCGTGCCCGTCGAGCGCTGGTGTGGCGGCGTGACGATCGTCGCCATGGGCAACGGGTAGGGCAGCGTCGACAGGTTGGTGACGGTGACGCCGGAGCCGATCGAGGCGAGCGAGGACGTGATGCCGACCACATAGGCACCCGCGCCCAAGCTGACGCTCTTGATCACCGTGTCCTTGTAGATCGGCATGTCGGTCATGACGTGCGCGATCACGTCGCCGCCCGATGCCTGCTCGATATACCCGGTGTCCTGGCTCAGCGGGATCAGGGTCCAGAGCACGCCGCCATCGGAAACGGTCTGGCCATCGGTGCTATGCGTCGGCGCCGTCGCGCCCTTCGTGCCGCCCAGCTCGGTGTAATAGGCGCGGCGCGCACCAGCCGCCGTGCCGTAGCAATAGGACCGCGGGGGCACCGTCGCGCCGAGCGCGGTCCAGGCCTGCGGCCACGGGCGCTTGACCGGCAGCGTGCCCCGGACGGTGCGGGTGCGGGTGCGGGCGACAATCACCCCGCCGACCACATCGTAGCCCGTGTCCTCGACCGTCATCACCAGCTTCGTCGCGTCCAGCGGCGGATCGCTGATCGGATGCCGCAGGGGCATGTTCTTGATCGTGATCGCGACCGCGCAGCCGGTCAGGTCGGGTGCCGAGCCATTGTCGTTGGCGACGGTGCCGGCCACGGACGATAGCGCCACCAGGCCGTCGATCACCGGCGCGGTGGGCAGCGCCGGCCGCCCCGCGAATAGGGCCCGGCTGGAGACAGACAGATTCAAGGCGCTAAGGCGCATGGCCGCGCTCCTATGTTGGGATGGGGAACAGGGTGCCGGGCGGCGGGGCTGCTATTCGCAGATGAGCTTCTTCAGGCCCATGTCGCGGTACCAGCGGCACAGGCGCGCGACCTTCTCGTGCTCGGTGCGGCCCCAGGCCTCGTGGGCAATGTCGAAGGCGTCCAGCGCCGCCGCGGAGGTTGCCGCCTCGGCAGTGATGATCGGCTCGGGCGCCGGCTGGATGTCAGCGTGCGGCGGGGAAATCAGTGCCGGGGTGCTGGCGCACCCACACAGCGCAAGCGCGAGCGCGCTGGCGATCGGTGAGCGGCGCATCGGGGAGCTTGTCGACGGCATTGTGGGCCTCCTCGGCATCATTGGCGATGGTCTGGGTGATGACGACGCGATCGGCGGCGGCCTTCGCGTCTGCAGGGCGCGCGGCGGCCTCCTGCCGGGCGCTGTGGTTCTCGACGACGCGGCGATCGTGCAGCTTCAGCCACAGGCCGAACCCGGCGAGGATCAGCAGCACGAGGCCGCCGAAGAACACCGGCTTGGCGAGGCGCTCGCCGACGATGGGATTGAGCCAGGCGATCATTGCTCACCCGCCTTTCGCAGCGCGAGGTCTGCGGCTTTCCGGCCTGTGGTGCTGGCCCCGTATTCGGATTGCACGACCGAGCCACCCCAGCCGAGCACGATGCCGAGGGCCAGCAGCAGCGCGTTCTCGTTCCGCTGCGGGATCTCGACGAAAAACAGCAGGATCAGCCCGAGCAGACCCGCCGACAGCGCGGCGATGCCGACGGCGGCGCGGAAGCGGTTGCCCTCGGCAGGCGGCGGCCCGATCATCTTGGTTTCGTCGGTCATGCCCACCCTCCGGCCTTGCCGGCGGCCTGGAACCCGAGGGCATAGGCCGCGATCATGTCGGCCCGGTCGACGCCGTTGATGATGCGCCGGGCGGCGGCGAACTGGTCGGCGGCGCCCAGCGGCCCGGGAAGGTAATCGCGCAGCGCGCGGCCGGTGAACCACCCCTCTTCCATGCCGCGCACCATGATCGAGACGGCAATGTCGGTCCGGAGCGCGAGGCCGAAGTCCTTGAGCAGCGCGCCGCCCAGCTCGAGCTCGCGATCGGCGCGCTCATAGTTGTCGCACCACGTCAGCTGCACGAGCCCACGGCCGTAGGGGATCTGGCCGCCATAGCTGGGCGCGCCGGGCACCGGCTTCATGCGGGCGCCGGGCACACCGTAGCGCATCCCCCTGCCGCGCCCGATTTCCTCGATCGGCACCAGCCGCGCCTCGTGCCAGGCGGTTGCCAGCCCATAGGCCAGCCAGGAAAGCGGCCAATGCGCCGCCGCCGATAGCAGGGCGTTGATGGTCGCGACCTGGGGCGTGGACAGCGGCCCCATGACAGCGCGAACCCCTGCAAAGAATGCTGCCGGGTCTGCCATTGCATGGGGCTTGTCGATGCCGAGCGCCGCGGCGATCGCCGCGAGCGTCTGCGGACCGAGCATGCCGTCGGGAGCGACACCGAGGTGCCGCTGAATATCTCTCAGCTCCGTCATGGGTGCCTCCGATAGGAAGAGGATCAGCCGTCCAGCCTGGGCGCCTGCGGGTGGGGCTTCAGCGCCACATATTCGGCCGGCGCGCGGCCTTCGTGCGCGGCCTCGACGACCGCAAGCGCCGATAGCTCGGCCTGAGCGGTGTTTCGCGCCGTGCCGATGATGTTGTTGGCGATCGCGGCAGCCTCGCTGTCGACGCGCGCGAGGAACCGGTCGGTGAGCAGCTTCACGAGCCGATCGGCGCCGACGGTCGAGAATGCGGAGAACAGCGCGGCCGCTTCCGCCTCCACCCCGGCGCGCGTGGCGAGCCAGTATGCGATCAGCGCCACCATCGGCAGCAGCAGCAGGTCGGCGAAGACCAGCCGGGCCTTCACCTGTACCCCTCGCTTCAGCAGAAGCGCGTATTTCGCCGCGAACCCGAACGTGATCCCGATCAGGATCCAGCCGTATTTCGCCAGCACCGTCTCGAATACCGGCGTCATCGGCAAAGCCCCTTTTATGGTGATGTTCATGCTGGTGCCCCCAGCTGCGCCTTCAGCGCGGCGATTTCGCCGGCAAGCTCCTGCACCGCGGCCCAGAGCACCGGCACCAGCTTCGCCTGGTCGATCGACTGGTAGGCCTCAACCTCCCCGGTCTTCGTCCAGGTCCAGCCCGGCGGGCATTGCGTCTGCGGGATACCTGCGAGCGGTGCGGGCGCGGCTGGTGCTGTGGCGGTGCCAACGGGCTCCCCGTCCTGTTCGCCTGTGGCCGACCAGCCCCAGCCTGCCGGCGCCTTGTCCTGGCGGATGCCGACGATCGGCGCGGGCTGGGGCGGCGGCACCGCGCGGCCGATGTCGACCATCGCGTCCTTCTCGCCCTGCACTGCCTCAGGCACACCGCGCGCTGCCTCGTGGGCCAAAAAGCCGTCGACCGTCACATCCGAGCCGATGAAGTTGAACCGCAACGCGGGCACGCTGAGCACGCGATCGAGGGCACCGGTGATCGGCGTTGGGTTCTCCTTGAGCCGATAATCGCTGTTGGTGTTGTAGGAGACGCCGGTGTCGGTGACGGTGATCGAGCCCGTCTGGACCGGGTTGCCGCCTACGTCGCGGACGAACTGCACCGCGGTGTAGTTGTTCACGTCATAGGTGCTGACCGCGTAGCCGCCGACATAGCCTGCAATCACGCGCAGCGCGCCGCTCGCCTGGATGTTGCCGCTCGATCCGCGCTGACCGTGCACGTTCACCTGGCCCGCGACGTCGAAGAACATCCGATGTGTCGCTCTGTCGGCCGGTCCGATCGCGAGGCTGTTCGGGACGGGGTTCCAGAACGTGGCCCCCGTCGAGCCGAACTGGATGCTCGGAGAGCCGCCGTCGAGCAGGATCGATTCGCCGAACCGCGTCGTGACGCTGAACCGCACCGGCCCCGACACCTCGGCATTGCCGCTCAGGGGCAGCGCGATCTGCGGCAGCGATAGCGATACGGTCCAGGCGGCATAGGTGCCCCCACCGCCGGTGTTCGACACCGAGACCGTCATCGCGCCCGTCGAGCTGTCGTAGGCGGTGATCTGGCCGTGCATGTAGGTCGTGGGCGCGGCCGTGCGGGCGATGATCACGAATTGGCCGCGTGCGAAAGCCTTGCCGGTCTGCTCCAGCGTGAACGTCTTGCTGCCAGTTCCAACAGCCAGGCTCGTGATACTGGTGCCGCTGGTGCCAGGCGCGTTGATGGCGGTGACCGCCGCTGCCTCCATCTCGGCAGCCGTCGCGTTGGTTTGCGCCACGAACAGCGGCAGTGCGCCGAGGAAGTCGTCGGCGCGATCCGAGAACGACGAAGGGTCCGCCCGCGAGGGCGGGTCGGGCAGCGGCGTAATAGCCATGGAGGTCTCCTTAGATCAGCCCCTCGATCGTGAGGCTGCAATAGCTGATCGTCTCCAGCGCCAGGTCCTCGCTGAAGTCCTTGAAAAAGCCGTAGACAGTGAGGCTGTCGAAGCCGTCCTCGCCGATCCACAGCGCCGGTCGGGCGCGGAGCCCGGCAACCGTCCGCTGGATGCCGTCAACCGCTCGCGTCTCGATGAGCGAGCGAATCGTCATCTTCTTCGCCCAGCCGCGTTCGACGACGGTGGTTACGCCGAAATCGTCCGTCGACTTGCGGCTGAAGTCGGTGATCCCGATCGAGGGCCCCGTTTCCGTGATGCCCAGGTCCACGACCTTGCCGACGAGGAGCGTGCCCACGGCCACCGGTCCCGACGGATTATTGCCGGTGATGATCACGCGGACATGCGCGTTCGCGTAGCTCGGCAGATTGTTGATCACCAGGCTGCTCACGCGCCCCGTCTCGGCGCTGAAATAGGTGTACCAATCGGCGATGACGCCGCCGGAGGCGTTGGTGCTATGGGTCTCGTCGAACAGCGTCGTCCCGTCGACCGTCACGATCACCCGCACCGTGTCGGCGGTGGTGTCGAGCACCGCCAGCGAGTTGGCGCGGCCGGGCGCCAGGGTGATGTCGATCGAGCCGGTGCCGATCGACTGTGTGCCGACCGCCTCGTCGAGCATGGCCCAGCGGTTGGTTGGCCCGATATCCACCCAATAGGCTTTATCGCCGGCGGCAGGATCGTGGCCGACGTTCGCGTCGACGACGCTTTCGTAGAGGCGATGAGTGGTGGTCGACGTGACGTGCGCGCCCTTGGCGTAGGATGTGCCGCCAGCCCATGCCGGATAGCCGCTCTGCGGCTCCGCCAGCGAGCTCGAAAGCAGCGAGGCCGTGGTCGCCGGCGTCGGGATCAGGACCTTCATGCCGCCTCCACCGTGGCGATGGCGTCGCCACCGCTCTGCGAGGTGACGTTGTCCAGCACCTTGGCGACCCGCCCGGTGTTGCCTGCGATCGCCGCGTTGCCCGCGTTGTTCTCGCTGCGCAGCTGCTCGACCTTGTCGACGACCGCCTGCAGCGCGCCGCGCAGATCGGCCATCGCTGCCGCATTGTCGTTGGAGCTGCCGCCGGCCGCCGCCTGGGCCGTCGCTGCGGCGGACAGTCGCGCAGCATCCGCCTGCGACGAGGCGGCCGCGCCGAACGCGGTGATCGCGTCATAGGTCTGCTGCAGGCTCGCTGCCGTCTGCGCCTGCACCCGGTCGAGCTCCTGCCGGCTGGTCGCCGCATCGGCCGCCGCGGCGAGCAGCGCCTGCGACAGCTGGGGCAGGGACTTCGCCGCGTCCTGGTCGCCGCCGCGCGCAGCGGCGCTGGCCGCATTGAACTGCCCGAGCAGGCTGGCGAAGGTGTTCGAGCCGGTGGCGTCACTCAGCCCGCGGATGCGCTTGATTTCGTCCGTGATGCTGTCGCCGACCGACTTCCACGCCTGGCGCAGGTCGTCCGCCGCCTTCGCCGCATCCTGTGCGTCCTGGATGGCCCAGATCTGCAGCTGGATCGCGCGGTTGCTGGCATCGAGCTTCGCCAGGTCGAGCTTCCGGATCTCGTCCGTCTTGCCCTGCAGCTCGAGCAGCTGGCGCTCGAGGTCCTGCCGCTCGCTGAGGATGTCGGCCGCGCTCTTCGCGCCCTCCATGGATTGCTGCAGGTCGGCGAACGCCGGCGCCAGCTTGAGCAGCGTGGCATACGCGGCCTGGCCCGCGGCGGTGTTCAGGTCCTGCGCTTCCACCAGCTGCCGGAACGAGGCGAGCGTCGGCGGCACTGCGAAGCCGAGGCTGGCGAACACCTTCGCCATCTGCGCGGTCTTCGCCGCTGCCTGCTCCTCCTGGGTGTAGAAGGCCTGGAAATATGCGCCGGCCGCGTCCGTCAGCGCCGAGACGCTGTCGAACTGATCGGCAAGCCCCAGCTTCGCCCCCACGCCGAGGTTGCGGGTGCTGGTGCCGAGCAGGTCGAGAGAGGTGGTGACCTGCTCCACGGTCGAGGCAACACGGATCAGCGTCTCGAACGCCCCCTCGCCCACCTTCTGGTACTGGGAGACCAGCGGGAAGGCCGCCGTCGCCATGTTGTCGGCGGCGGCGCCGAACACGGCGTTCAGCTTCTCTTGGATCTGCTCGCCGGTGAGGCCCTTCAGATCGATCTTGCCGATGTTCACGACAAAGCCGTTGAGCCGCTGCTGGATCGCGTCCGTCGACTCGCCGAGCGGGCCGGCCGCCGCCTTGATCGAATCGTTGAAGCTCCGGAGGATCAGGGTGAACTGGTTCGACAGGTTAGGGTCCAGCGCGCCGTATTCGGTCGAGTAGGACCGACCGGAGACGATGCCAAGGAACTTGTGGGTCTTCGTCACGTCCGAATAGGCCTGGCCGTTGAAGCCCCCGTTGAGCACGCTGCCGAGCGACTGCGCGCCGCCATAGATGCCGCTGCCGGTCACGTCGGTGCGGGTGCCGAACAGGCCGCCGAGGATCTTGCCGAGCAGGCCACCCGCAAGGGCGCCGATCGGGCCGAGGAGCGCGCCACCAAGCGCGAAGCCAGCGACGCTCCCGATGCCCTTGCCCTGCGAGTTGTTGTAACCGGTCACGATGTCGCCGCTGGCGTTGATATCGCCGCCGCGGACGATCACCGAGGCCACCCCGCTCAGCTGGCTGTCGATCGACTTGAGCGAGGCGAGCATCTGGCGCGAATAGACGTTGGTCAGCGTGTCGACCGCCTTCAGCTCGTCGATCGCGCGCTTGATGCTCTCGCTCTTGGCCGAAGTGTCGCCCAGCACGGTGCCGGTGCCGGTGTTCGTCGGCTGCGCGGTGTGGCCGCCGCCGCCGACCAGGCTCCCGATCACCGCGACGCCCGCGGCGACCAGCGCGCCGGCCGTGGCCGCCATGGCGACGATGTTGAACGGGAACGGCAGCTTGGACTGGGCGGCAATGCCCTCGGTACCCTGTGCGGTCGCGCGGGCAGCGCTGTTCGAGACGATGCCGAGCGTTTCGGCGACGTCCTGCGCCATGGCTCGCACCGACATCGCGAACTGGATGGCGCGATAGGCCTTCTCCGTGGCCGCGAGGATCTCGTAGCCCTTGCTGTTCTCGCTGAAGAAGCCCTTCGCGGCGCCAGCCATGTCGCCATAGAGGTCGATGCGGGTGGTGGCGGTACGGAGGGCGAATTTCGAGTTTTCTCGCTCGATCGCTGCGGATTTCTCCTCGCCATTCACCATCGATCCGATGATCTGGAGGCGCGCGCGGTGAACGGCGTTGAGCTTTTCCTGATCGGCTCGGTATGCTGCGAAGCGACCAGTCAGATCACCAATAGCCCTGCCGACATCACCGAATGCATCGGCCATACCGCTCGCCGCCTCAGAGACGTTCTCGGCAATCTGCTGTAGAATGTCACTTTGGTAGGTCAGCTTCTCATTCGCCACCTCGGTTTTCAGACGAAGCTGCTCCTGCAGATCGACGACCTTCACCTGCGTTGCGACATAGCCGATCGTCTGGAAGGTGTCGTACCGCTGCGCCTCGGCGTACTGCAGCGCCTGCACAATCGCGAGCTGATGCGCCCGAGCGGCATCGGTCTGCCCTACGAGGTCCAGCTCCGTGCGGAGCTCTGCAAGCCGGCGCGAGCCGCTCGCGATGTCCGCATTGTAATTCGCGGTGACCTTCGTGGCCTCGAGATCGGCGCGAGCCTTCTGCTGGTCGCGCAGCGCCTTGCTCGCCTTCTCCGCGGCGTCGGTGAACGCCTTCTGGCGCGCAACGTCCTTCTTGCCTGCCGCTTCCGCCGCCACGGACTGGGCGGCCTGGATCGCGGCGAGGAGCGGGAGATCCTCCATCTGGGCGCGCACCAGGTCGATCGCCTGCGATGCTGGCGTGAGACCAGCCGCCACCGACGCGTTGACCTTCGCCTGGATGTCCGCCTGCTGTTCCATGGAAGCGACGCCCTTATCGGCGTCCGAGACACGCTGCGCGATCGACAGACGGATCTGGCGATCGACCGCTGCGCCGATGTCGCCCCGATCCTTGATGGCCCGGCTCTCCGCCTTGACCCGCGCCTCGGCGATCAGCGCAGCGCCGCTCGACACGCCGTAGGCGGTGCCGAGCGCGTAGAGGTTGCGGATCTGCGCCTCGGTCGACGCAGCCTCGCGCGCCAGCGTCTCGGCGTGGCTCTGCCCCGAGCGGCTGGCCTGGACCCGCGCCCGCGCCGCATTGGCCGCCGCGGTGGCTTGGGCCTCCTCGGTGGTCACCAGTTTGCCAGACGCCTCAACCTGCGCCTTCTGAGCAGCCAGCTCGGCCTTTCGGGCCGGCGTTTTTGCCGCTGCGATCTGCGCATCGAGCTGGGCCAGCCGCACGGCCTTCTCCGCCGGCGGAATATATGTGCGCACGGCGTTGCTCAGCATCTCCTGCGACTGGCGCAGGTCCTTCAGCTGTTCGGACGTGAAATTCGAGAGGCGGCCCGTGTCGGCCAGGACGCTGTTGACGATGCCCAAATCGCCCTTGAGCTTATCGAACTGGTCGCCGCCAGTGACCCGGCCGACGATCGCCATGGCCTTCTGACCGTTCACACGGGCCTGCGCGGCGGCGCTGCGCTCCCTCTCCGCCGCCTGCTCCGCCTTCAGCTGCGCCTGCATGTCGGCGATCCGCTTGTCGTAGACAGAGGTGTCGCCAAAGCCGCCGGTCTGCTGCAGGTAGCGATAGCGCTGCTGGTACTGGTCCTCGATCTTCTGGGTCAGCGTGCCGCCGCCGAGCGCGCGATCAATCGCCTTGCCCATCGCCGTCCAGGCGTTGCTGGCAGCGGTAGCAATAGCATCCCACGCGCCGGCGAGCCCAGTGGCGTGCACCGCGGCCTTGTCGAACTGTGGGGCCAGCCCGCCGAGCAGCACCTGCTGAGCGCCATACAGATCGTTCTGCTGCACCAGTTCCTGAATATGGTCGATCTGCGCCTGGGTGAGGATGCCATAGCGGAGGGTCAGGTCCTCCGCGCCCTTCACCGGATCCTGGAAGGCTGCACCGAGTTCCTTGGCGGCGCCAGCAGCATCCTGTCCCGTGGCCCGGGCGAAGCCGGTGGTGGTCGCGGTCAACCCCGCCAGCACGTCCCGGCCGATACCCCCCATCTGAACATAGCTGTTCTGCACGTCGCGAGCCGCGGCGACGCTCATGTTGCCCGCCCGCGAAGCCGCTTCCGCGCCCGCTTCGAGATTATCGGCCGTCGCGCCGATCACCAGGCCCGCGCCCCGCGCGAGGTCGGCCGATTTCTGGACAGCGTCGCTGTACTGCCACCAAGCGGCGACCGCAGCGATCACCGCCACGCCAGTCGCGCCCGCGGCGATCGCCGCCGGGGTCAAAAGGCTCCCGATCGAGCGGGCGAGGCCAGCGATGCCGCCCTCGGCCATCTGCGCCTGCTGGGTGATCTGGCCGCCCTGCTGGATCAGCACCTGCAACGGCTTTTGGCCGGTGAGCAGGCCGCCGATGATGTCGGGCAGCTGCACCGCAATCATCCGCAGATCCTGCTGCGTCCTGCGGTTCGCGTCGTTCATGCCCTTCTGGGCGTCCTCGACTTCCTTAAGTGCAGCGCGCTCCATGCGCAGCTTGCCGACATATTCATCCAGGCTGAGCACGCCCGCGCCGACCGCGCGCTGCGCGACCGCGATTTCGTCGTTGAAGCGCTTCTGCGCGGCCGCCGCAGGATTCAGGCTCGCGCGAATGCGGTCGGCAGCGGCGGCAAGCTCTTCTTCCTCCCGCACCATTTGCGTCAGGGCGCTGAACGAAGCCCCGGACTGCACGGCACTCGTTCGACCGAGGCCGGTGGTGCGCTCCAGCGCGGACTGGATGCTAGCGCGCTCTGCAAGGAGGCTATTCTGCTGGCGCTGCGCGGCGATGAGCTCCTGCTCGGCGGCGGCTTCACGCTCGGCAAGCTCGAGCGCACGCTCCCGCTCTGCCAGCGCCGATACAGTGGCGCCCCCCTGCGCCGCCGTCGGGCGATCGGTCCCGTTCAGGCGGTCAAGGGCGGCCTCAAGCCGGGAGCGCTCGAGCAGCTGCGCGTTCAGTGCTGCTTCCTGGCGCTCGCGCTCTGCAGCGGCTGCAGCCTGGGCGCGCATCTCCGCGGCGAGATTGTCCTCGCTGAGCTTGCTCTGCGCGGCTTCGAGCGCGCGCATGCTGGCGGTGAGGCGGTTGGCGGCGTCAGTGTTGCCGTCTCGAGCGGACGCCAGCGCCAATGCCTCGGCCCGCGCTGCACGCTGCTCTTCACGGGAGCGGCCGACCGCCTGGGTCTCGCGATCAAAAACGGCGATCATGCGCTCTATCTGGCGCTCGGTGTTGCGCTTCTCTCGCCGAATTTCCTGCTCCGAACGGGTGGTCGCGTTGCCGACGGTGGTGATCTGGCCCACCACCGCGGACGCATTCACCATGCCGCCGGTTTCGCGCTCCACCCGCTTGGCGGACTGCACCAGTTGGTATTCGGTGGTGTTCATCTCGGCGCGGAGGCGCGCCAATTCCCCGAACGATTCCGCCGGGTCGATGATCATGCCGATTTCAAGCATCGGCGTGCCGTCGTCCATGGGCGACCTCCACGAGAAAAGCCCCGCAGAAGCGGGGCAGGTAAAATCTAGTCGGGATGCTCAGCTGAGCGGCTCAGCAGACAGCTGCGCGGCTCAAAACTTCGCGGGAGGGAAACCGCTGAATGGGGCGGCCGAGCAGGTGGCTTCTTCGGTCAAAGGACCGTCGAGCCCCCTAATCCAGTGACGTAGTTTGCCGGTTAGCCGATTGATGACGATGGTCTGTTGGACCTCCCCGGGTGTTCCGGTCGTATCCATCAAGGTCATGTCACCCGACGTGACCGGGCCCATTTTCCAGATGCGGGAGCAGTCTTGTTCGCATGCCTGCCCGATCGCAGCATCAATGCGATATCGGATTGGCGTCTTTCCGAAGTTACAGATCAGGTCGAACTGCTGCTCGTCCGCCATTGCTGGCGAAGCCACCAGGGCGGATGCCAATACGAGCGCGCGAAGACCGATTCCCATGCGCGCACACTATCGTCAGCCCAGGACCATTTCTAGCGCCCTGTTTGCCGCCTGCTTCTCGGCGTCGGTGACCTGCCAAGCCCAGGGCGGAGGGCAGTTCTCACTCTCGGCGCGGCGCTGCTCGGCGACATATTCGACCGATAGGCGCCGGATCAGACGAGCCTCCCACGGGGTGAGGTCGATACATGCCCGGCGAGCCCAGGCGTCGATCGTGAGCCAGCTGATCGGGCCCGCTCCCATGCCGGCGGCCTCCGTGAGGCCCACCTCGAGCAGGTGATCGATGACATGGGGCAACGGGTTGGGCGGCAATGGCAGATCGACGCCATCGGCCTTCATGCGCTCCGCCCGGGTGACCTTCGGCGCGTCCGCGGCGACCTTCGCCCGCTTGGTCCGCTCGTCCGGCTTGGGCGCGGTGTTGAGCCACGCCATTTGCCGGACGAACACGATCAGCTGGCTGCTTACTTTCCCGTGAAGTTGCCCCAGTCGCTGATGAACTTCCATACCTGCTTGGGGATGAAGCCCAGCGTCGGGTCGGCGTAGAGCGCCTTGAACAGCTCGACGCCCTGCGCGTCGCCAGCCGGCGGATACTTCAGGTTCTCGAAGCCGACGGTCACCGCGGCGAGATCTTCGGCGCTCTGCCGGACGCGCTCCTCGGCGCTGGTGGCGGCGATCTCGCCGTCGTTCGCCTTGAGGCGCTTCACCGCGCGGGCGGACTGGGCCGTTTCCAGAGCGGAGAAAGCGGCGCTGCCAGGGCTGTAGACGATGATGCGGACCGGCTGGGTGCGCGCCGCGTCTGCATAGAGCGGCTCGCCGGCAGCGTTCTTGAGGTGGATAGCGGCGGTGTCGGAGACCGCCTGGCTGGTGATATCGAACATGGGGTGACCTTTCGCGGGATTGGTGCGCCAGCCCGTCACGCATCCCGCGATCACGCGGCGAGCTGGCGCAGAGTGAAACCGGCGTCGCGGGCGCCGGGCAGGATCAGGTGCCGGCGACCTTCACGATCTTCGAGCAGATCTCGACGGTCGGCGTCGCCATCACGACCGGGTCAGCGCCGTCGATCGTCTCCGGCCAGCCGAACACGCGCGCCTGGAAGTACCGCTTGGCGCCGTTCTGGTAGGTGACGCGGATCGAGTAGAGCGCGTTCGTCTCGTCGTCGGCGGCCGTGCGGAAAATCGTCTGGCCGGCGTCGGTGTCGTCGATTGCGAACGACGGCTGGAGCGAGCCATAGTCCGCGCTGCCCTTCAGCTTCTGCTTGGGCCCTTTGAGCGGCTGGAACTCGGTCTTGGCGTAAGTCGAGCCGATCGCACCGAGTTTTTCGCAGTTCCCTGCTTCGGTGAACGTCAGCGCGGCATAGCCGGTGGCGTCGAAAGTGGCCGGGGCAGCAACCGAAATTGCGATCGACGCCCCGGCTCCGGTCTGGAGACCCATGGTTCTACTCCTTGGTGGTGAGCCGGCGTCGCCGGCGGGGGATCAACCGCAGATCGCGGCCGAACTGGTCAGGCGGCAGGCTTATCGGCCGCCTTCGCGGGGGCGGGCTTCTGATCCGAGATCAGGCCGGCTGCCTTGAAGTTGCGATATTCGCCGTCGGTGAAATCGTGGGCCTTATCGCCCTCGTATTCTTTCTCGGTGCCAGCATCGCGGAAAGTCTTCAGCGCATAGGCGGTCTTCGTGGTCGACATGGTCTTCTCCTCTTGGGCTCAGACTGCGACGTCGTGGCTGACGCGGAGGTCCTGAGTTCGTTCGAAGGCGCCCCCCAGGCCGATGCCCTCGGGCCCTGCGCCGTCGGTGGTGATCGAGACGGCAGAGCCGCCGCCGATATCGCCCGTCTGATGAGCACAGCAGCGCACGACCAAGCGGCGCAGCAGGCGCTGGTCGCGCAGATTGTCCGCGCGCACCTTCACCGACACGCGCTCGGTCGTGCGAACCGCTGCAGGGCGCTTCAGCGGCTTCCGCTCGACCGTGCTGGTCGTGCTGAGCAGCACCTGCGGCAGCGGAGCGTCATCGGGCAGCCTGCCGATCTTGATGCGCTCCGCCGGGACGATCTCGGTGAGATCGGCGGAGCCGCGCAGCAACGCGCCGACGATGTCCGCAGCTTCTGGCCCGTCGCTCATTGCTCTTCCTCGGGCTCTACGGAGCCGACGATCCTGCCGCCGACGATCCTGCTGTTGATGTACGCCTGCGCCGCACGCACCGCGTCGGCACCGCGGATGTCGAGCGCTGGGCGAAGGAACGGCTTGTCGACAGCGCCGGGATGGCGAACGGTGTCGCCGACGAACTGCCCGTTGATCACCAGCGAGCCCGCCTTCACGAGCCTGTTGATCCTGCCGATCGAGCGGCCCTGCCGCTGATCCTCGGCAACCTTGATGAAGTGCGGCTCGGTCCCCCACTCCTGCCAGACGCCGAGCGAATATGCCCAGCCTGGGCGCACGGTGACCTTGACGACGATGCGGCCGTCGCGGCTGGACTGCCGCGCGTAGATGCCCTCGCGCAGATCCTTGGAGTCCGCTCCTTCCTTCGCTGCTTCCACCAGCACCGCGCCACCAGCGCGGCCGGCGCCGCGGAGCAGCTTACCCTCAATCTCCTTCGGCAGCTGGGCGAAGAAGCGGTCGACCGCGTCCCGCCCGCGCACCGTCACCATCAGGCGGTGTTCCCGGCCGGGCGATAGTCCTCGACCATCATTTCGAGGCCCTCGCGGAAGCCCAGCTCGGCAGGGACCGTAATGATCTGCATGATGCGCTCGGGCACGTAGGCGGCGGCGACCTTGCGGAGCAGCACCAGGCGCATGTCGCTGGTGATGTCCGCCCGGTACCGCATCCGCACGCGCGCCGGGCGCGCCGCGACGTTGATCCCATCGGCCAGGCGCTCGCCGCGGCTGGGCAGCTGGTCCTGCACTTCGGCCCACACCGGCGACCCGACCGCCGCCCATGTGCCAGAGCCCGCGCCGTCGAGGCTCGTGTCGGGCACCGGTCGCTCGATCTGGATGCGGCGGTTCAGCCGCCCCGGCTGGATGATCGCCATCAGACGTGGGTCGCGCGCGCCGCGTGCTGCAGCATGTTCTTCGCCGCCTCGATCGCCGCGCCATAGTTGCCGGTGCGCTCGGTCATCATGCCGGCGACCAGCACCTGGATCGCCTCGACGTACAACTGCGGCACCTTCCCGGCCTCGTAGCCGGCAGTATAGGCAACCGTGATGCCGCCGCCGGCCCGCAGCTGAGGCCAGCGCGCGCCGAGCGCGGGCACGATGCGGGTCGGATAGGTGCCGATCGCGGTGCCGAAGTCGGTGAACGTCGCGTCACCCTCAAGCCCGTCGAACGCGATCGCGTCAATCGAGAGGATCGGGCGGCGGTAGATGGTGAGGGCCTTGCCCCAGGCGGGGAAGCCCATCGTCAGTGTGCGCTTGGCGAGGATCCGGCCGGTGTGGCGCTCCACCCACTCGCGCGCGCTGGTGATCTTCTGCGCGATCAACGCGTCCTCGATATCGTCATCGATCCGGCACTGCGCCCGCGCCTGCTCGACGGTCAGCGGCTCGACCAGCGGGATACTCGGGGCCGGCGCGTCGTCGGTCATCGCGGCATAGGCCGCGACGACTTCCGCGTCGGTGGCGCTGTCGGGCAGGCCGACGAGCTGCCGCATCTCGGCGAGGGTCATTCGATCACCTGAAAGCGCGCGATATAGACCGGGCCGTCGCCGTCGCGGGTGGTGGCGAGCCGCACGTTCTGACCGTCGAGAATGCCACCCTTCACGCTCTCGGGGCGGGCTGAGGAGCGGTTGGGGACGAACGATGCACGGTTGCCCTGCACACCGGCGAGGCCTTCGAACACGCCCGCGATCTCCAGCCGGACGCGGCGCCCGTTGTCGACGTTCACAGCTGCCGCACCGTCAGCACCGCGGTGCGCTCATAGCGCTTCGCTGGCGCGCCGTCGGTCACCACCCGCACGGTGATTGCGACCTGCACGCCCGCCGCGGCGAAGGCAGCCGATTCCCACGCCGATTGATCGACCAGGAACCAGAGCTGGATCTTGTCGCCCGCGATATCGATGATCGGCGCATAGGCGGGGGCGGTGTCGACCGAAATCCCGAGCAGCGCGGCAGAGGACGAGACCTTGATCGCATCGATGCTGGCGATCATCTCGCCCTCGTCGAGCAGGTCCTTGAAGCTGATCGCGTACGGCGCATGGTCGCCGGGGTCGTAGGGCTGCGCCCAGGTGACAGCGCCCAGCGGGATGTTGTTGGGGCGCGATGCCGTCGGCTGGATAATCGCCATGGCCGCGGTGCGATCCGGCGTGGCGATCACCGGGCCGATGCCGGCCCCCGAAGGAGCAGAGAGCAGGCCGAGGACGATCAGGTGCGTCAGCATGGCGGGAGCCTCCTGTTAGCCGGGGATGATGCGGACCGCAGGGAGCAGGTCGGCCGTAGAGCCGGGCGTGATCGCCGCGCGGGCGATCAGCACCGCGTAAAGGCTGGTGCCCGCCGGCAGGCGGAACGGCAGCCCCACGGCGAGGTTCTGCGCCAGCGCCGCGGCGCCCAAGGCGCTCCAGTCGGTGAGGTGGATCACGCCGACGATCTTGTCGATGTCGGCGGCGGCGATCGTCGGCGCCGTCTTGTCGGTCAGCGTCGATGCGGTCGGATCGGCCGAGAAGATGATCATGTCGATCGCGGCCGTGGTCGCGGTCTTCGACAGCAGGCTCGCGGCCTGGATCAGGCCTGCGCCGGCGGCGACGCGCGCAGCGTTCGGCAGCGTGAACTTGGTGCCGATCACCTGGCCGGCCGCGTAGGCCGAGGCGCTGACCGTCGGAGGTGCGGCGGGGGCGCTCAGCAGCACGTCGCCGCCGATCTTGCCCATATAGTTCTCGCCCGCAGGCGTTGCCGCGAGGACGCCGTCGGCGATCGTCTTGAGGCGGCCGAGCATCGTGTAAGCAGCGGGATTGGCTGCGACCAAACCCATGGCGTCGACGCCAGCAGCGTCCGCGATCAGGTTCAGCGCGAACAGGATGCCGCCGATTTCCTTCAGCGCCAGGACTTTGCCGTCAGGGACCGGCGTCGTGATGTTGTCGGCCATGGGGCCCTCCTTCGGTAGGGTGAATGGGCCGCGCGCTCGGCGCGGCCCGGGATCACTTCGCCTTCAGCGCCTCTTCGACGACTTCGTGGCCCGGCTTGTGCGGATCGTTGAAGTCGATGCGGTTCTGCTCGGCGGTGGTGCCGGCGCGAGGATCGCCATCCAGCGCCGGGTGGTCGAGCGCGGCGTGCACTTCGACCTCGGGAGCGCCGGATGCGCCGAAGTCGCCCTTGTCGGTGGTGGTCGCGGGCTCCGCCGCGTGCGTGGTAGCTTTGGTCATGGGGGCCTCCATGGTTGACCGAAACGGCGCAACCCGGCGCCGCTTCGATCAACCGGGCCAGCCGAAGCCGGCCCGGTGAGGTTCGAGGATCAGGCGCCGATCTGGATCACCTTCATGGCGTCCGGGTTCTTCACCCCGCCGCCCACGCGCTTCGTGCAGTAGAAGCTGATGTAGGGCTTGTTGGTGTAAGGATCGCGCAGGACGCGGAAGCCGATGCGGTCGATCACCAGATAGGTCTCGCGCATGTCGCCGAAGGCCATGGCGTTGTTGCCTGCGGCGGCGTTCGGCATGTCGGGCATGTCGACGACCGGATAGCCCGCCAGCGTCGACGGCTGCCCGGCGACGAAGGTCGGCTGCCAGATGTAATTGCCCTGCCCGTCCTTCAGCTTGCGGATCGCTCCGAGCGAGCTGCGGTTGGTGAAGAACTTGGCGTTGGGCGTGTAGATCGCCGGCAGCTTGTAGACCGCGTCGATCACCTTGTCGGTGGTGAACTTGGCCGCGTCGCCGCTGGTGAGCACCTCGATTGCGCCCCACGGGTGCCGGGCCGCCGCAGAGCCGCCGGTCGCGTAGTTCAGGAACCCGTACGGCTTGTTCGTGCCGTCACCGGCAACGAATGCGATGCCTTCCTGGCGGCTGAACTCGGTGTCGATCTCGCCGGTCAGCCAGCTCTCGAGGTCGATCTCGGCGTCGTCCAGCACGTCCTGCGAGGCGGCGGCGTTCGCATAGAGCTGCCCCAGGCCGAACGCGAGCGCGGTAAACTGCGGCGTCGCAGTCGCCGGGCGCGCGGCCGTCTCGCCGACCCAGCCGCTGCCGACCCCGCGATCGGTGAAGAGCTTGGTGAAGCCGGCCTTGCTGATCGTGATCACCGTCGATTCGGCGCGCATCGGCGTGATGAGCTTCAGGCGGCCGGAGATGGTGCGGTCCCACTCCACCGGGGTCAGCAGGCCACCATCGGCGGGCACGCCCTCCGACATCGCAGCACGCGGCCCCTTCTTCTGCTCGGCGGCGAGCTTGAACTCCTCCTCGCGGCCACCCGCCCGCATGAACGAGGCGAAGGCGTTCGTATATTCCGGGTCGGAGGGCGCCACATTGGTGCCGCCGTTTAGCGAGGCTGCCGCCAGCTTCGCCGCGTGATCGTTCAGCGCCGTCTCCAGCGTGTTGAGCGTGGCGTTGATCGTCTCGAGCTTGGCCTTCACCGCCGCGTCGTCGGCCTTGGCGCCGAGATTGCTCTCGATGGTCGCCTTGAACTCGTTGTGGGCGTTCTGCAGTTGGGCGATCATCGCCTTGGGGTCGGTGTTCGCGTCGGCACGGACGGTCGCCGCGACCAGCGCACGCGGCATCGACATGCCGGCGATGATCTCCTGGACCGTCGGCGAGGTATCGAGCTGTGCATCGTCGCCCAGATCGGCGAGGATATCGAAGCGGCCGCGCGGCTGCAGCGTCGGCGCGGTGAGGGTGTAAGTCGGCTTCGGCGTGAACAGCGCGCGAAGCGGATGGGCGAGCACCGTCGCCACCGCCGAGAGGGCGGTTCGAGTAGTGAACTTCATGGTCTTCTCCTGGTCTCAGGCTTGGAAGTCAGCGAGCAGGGACCGCATCGCGGCCATCAGCTCGGGATCGTCGCCGCCAGCGCCAGGCGTGTCGGCATTGTCAGGGGCAGCGTCCGGCGTGCCCTTGAGTGCTTTGATGCGGGAACGCGCTTGCGCCCGCGTCATCCCGCTCGCGAGCAAGGTCAGCTCGAGCGCGCGGATCTCGTTCACCTCCCGGTCGGAGGCCTTGGCCTTCTCGTCGACCTTCATCTGGTCGGCGGAGAGCAGTGCATCGGCGAAGCCGCGGTCGATGGCGGTGCTGCCGGACATGTAGGTCTCGGCGTCCATCCACTTCGTGATCTCCGCAGCCGCCTTGCCCGTGCGCTGGGCGTAGACGTCGGCCATCGCCTGATCGAACGGGGTGAGGAAGGCTGCGACCTCGGCCATGTCGTGGCGGTTGCCCGATGCGACCACCCAGCAATTATGAATCATGACGAAGCTGGCGGCACCGATCTCGACGCGGTCCCCCGCCATGGCGATGATCGAGGCGGCCGAGGCCGCCATGCCCATGACCTTCACAGTGACCTCGGCGGGGTGCTCGCGCAGCACGTTGTAGATCGCAAGGCCCTCGAACATGTCGCCGCCGCCGCTGTTGACCTGCACCTCGACCGGGCGGTTGCCGATCGCGCGGAGCTGAGCGGCGACCTTCTTCGCCGTCACCCCGCCGCCGGTCCACCAGTCCTCGCCGATAACGTCGAACATGGTGATCGTCGCGTCGCCCTGCTCGAGCGCCGCCGGACGAATGCCGGCGGCATCCTCGCTCCAGCGGTCCAGCACCGACACCGGCGAGAAGGCCGACACCTTGCGGTCGGCCGGCACGGGCAGCGCGCCCGGGCGCTCGCGGGCCTGGACAATGCCGACGATCGCGCGCGGGCGCCCCGGCGTCGCGCCGGTGGGCTTCGCGCCGGGCAAGGGCTTGCTGCCCAGCGTCTTGATGGCGTCCGGTCGCCCGGGCGCGCGCGGTTGCTCGCTCATTCGGTTTTCCCTTGCGATTGCGGGGCTGCGGTCGGTTGCGGGATGGCGTCTGGGCCAGTCTCGTCGCCTGTTTTCGGGTTGAGGTCGAAGGCGGCGCGCACCTCGTTCGGCGATCGATAGCCCTGGTTCGGGCCGAGGGCGGCCTTGAAGAACTCCGCCTGATCCTTGAGAGAGCCGCGCAGCAGCGCCCCCTCGTTGAACTTCACGTAGAGCTGTTCCGCGTTCTGCTCGGCTTCGGTGAAGCACGAACGCTCGATCGCCTGCTCCCAGGCGACGAACCACGGCATCAAGCAGTAGGTGACGAAGAACAGGCCGAGCTGCTCGATGCCGCTGCCCCAGCTGGTTTCGTCGAACATAAGCAGCGGGCGCGGCACGCCGGTGAAGCGGGAGACCTCCTCCGCCTGGCGCTTCCGAAGCTCGTCGTATTGCGCATCGCGCGCGCTGGCGATGAACGGCTTGGCCTTCATGCCCTCTTCGAGGATCATCCAGGTGCCGGCGTTATCGGCGCCGGTGTAATCCTCCGCCATGCTCTCCTTGAGGCGCGCGATCGCCTCGTCGCCGAGGCCCTTGTCGGTTTCCAGCGCGCCGCCCGCCATCACGCCACCGTTGAGCAACTTGCCGGCCGCGCGCTCGGCGTCCGCGGCGATGCCGATGGAGTTGCGCGCCATGTCGATCAGGCTGACGCCGTTCAGACCGTCTCGGGTGACCGGGTGGCGGAAGTGGAAGACTTCGGTGGCGGGCAGGATCACGGTCCCACCGCTCTTCCGGCGATACTCGAACGTCAGCCGCCAGTCGTCGGAGAGCTTCGGCGTGACAGCGCCGCGCGGCAGGGGCACCAGCTGTACCACCTTCCCGCCCAGCCCGCGGATGATCAGGGCATAGGCATTGCCCTGGCGCAGCGCGAGCTGCTGCATGTAGCTCTTGAACTCGAAAGCGGTCTGATAGGTGTTCGGGCGCTTGTGCAGCACCCGATAGAGCGGGTGATCCTTCGCCTTCTCGATGTGCTCCTGCCCGCGCGCGTCGACCGTTCGGCGCATCAGGAAGGTGGGCAACATGCCGATCGACGCCGCAATCAGGTTGACCGCACGAAAGAACGTGCTGTTCCGCAACGAGATCAGCTCGCCGACGTGCGTATCACTCGCCGCTGGCGCTGTACCTCGCACGAAGTCGGCGAACTCCGGGCTGTCGAGGTCCATCACCTGGCGGGCGCTGACCGGGCCGTTGCGCTCGACCATCGTCGGCGCGCGCGGCGCCTCCGATCGGCGATTGCCATATGCGCGGCGGTAATCGTCGGGCGAGATGCCTGCCATGCGCCCTCCTTCAGACCCGAACGATGCCGCGGCGGGTGTAGACGGACGGCGGTACCGCCGCCGGGTTGCGGGCCATCAGCATGACGGCATTGAATAGGGCGATCAGCGGGTCGATCTTGGCCTTGCCGGCGATCTGCTTGGTGATCAGCACCGCGTTCCCGCGCTGCTCCGCCTTGGCGTTGCCGACGCACCAGTTCATCAGCTCCTGCACGGCATGGAGCAGCGTGCCGTCCTTCAGCTTGCGCTCCGATCCCCAGACCGCGGCGGAGAGGCGGAAGCCCTGCGAGATCGCCAGCAGCTGCTTTTCGGTGAAGCCCCGGCCGATCAGTTCGTCGACTATCGCCGCAACCCCTGCCGGGTCGAGCCCGATTGCATACTCCTCCGGGAAGAGGCCCGCGACCTTCACGCGCTCGAGGATGTCCGCCAGCTCGACCAGATCCTGCGTCGGATCGGTGCACTTCGTCAGCGTGCCCTCGGCAATGAAATCGTTGAGCCGGCTGGCGATGTCCTTGCGCCGCTCGAAGACGTCCAGCTGCGCCCAGGCATGCGACCAGCTCAGCCAGGCCTTCGTCTCGCGGTGCCTGCCGAGCAGCGTCATGCCGAGCAAGTCGTCAAGGCCGCCGCCATCGATCCCGGCAACCACCACCTCGCAGATGGCGAGGAACTGCTCGAGCGTGCCGTCCCAGATCTCCGGAGGCGCCGCGGCGGCTTCCCAGTACAGCGCGCCGACCCAGGCATCATGCCGCAGACCGACGCCGATCTCGACGTTGAGGTGCTTCGCGTAGAAGACCTGCTTGGTGCCGTCCTCGGCGTTCTCGACCTTGCGGAACTCGCTCTCCAGCCACTTCTGGCTGACCGAGCGCCCCAGGTTGGGGTTGGTGATGTAGAAGTTCTCGGGGAGCAGATGGTCGCCCGCTGCCATCATCTCCTCAGGGAACTCGTAGAGCACCGGGAGAAATTCGTTGTCCTGCACCAGCCCGTCGCGAACGTCGCGCGCATAGGCCAGCTTGTCCTTGAACACGCCCGCCGGCGGCTCGTCCGACTGCGTCGTCAGATAGAGGGTGTACCCCTCCGGCCTGGAGACCTGCCCGCCCGCCGCCTCGCGGAGCATCGCGTCGGCCGTCGCCTTCTTGCCGAACAGCCAAAGCTCGTCGACCAGCACCCGGCTGGCCTTCTTGCCCGACACCGTCGCGCTGTCGGCCGCGACCACCTTCAGGGTGGCCTTGGTCACCCGGTTCGTGATGAGCCGGATATGCTCCTGTATGTGGAGCAGCGCGTCGAGCTCCTCGTCGGCGCGGATCATGTCGCAGGCGGGCTTGAAGCTGTTGCCTGCAACCTCGATCGTCGGCGCCAGGATCAGGTTCTCGTCCGATTCACGCCATCCGCAGATCAGCTCGGTGAGCATGATCCCGGCGGCGATCGTCGATTTCGTGTTCTTCTTCGAGACCAGCAGCATGCCCTCGCGGATCATCTGCTGCCCGGTCTCGTGATCGTACGCGCCGAAGATCGCGGCGGCGAAGTCTAGCAGCCAGCCGTCTGCCGATTCCCCGATAGTCGGGCGGCCCGGCAGGTCGACGATCCGGAGCGACTTGAACACCGCCATCTTCGCCTCTGCGGAGGCGGCGAACAGCGGGTCGAACGGCATGAGCGTTCGCCGCTGCCGGATCCGGTCCTTCCAGTCCAGGCAAGCGGTCGACCAGGTCGGTGCCACCCTACTTCACAGCCTTGAGCGTCGGTGGTCCCAGCGGCTGGAAGCGCCGGCCGACCTCGTTCGCCTTCTCCTGGGCGGCTTGCTTCTTCCCCTGCGGTGCCGCGGCCTCGTTGAGCGTCTTCAGTGCGAGCGCGAGCGTCTTCATCGTGTTCGCCCTATTGCCCAGGCTCAGCGCCTTCAGCATCGCGTCGCGCCGGCTGTCGTCATCATCGTCGGCGGTGGCGGCGATGATCAGATCCTCAAGCTCGCCGCGCTGGCTGGTGACCGCGTCCAGCTCGTCGAGCATCCGCCCGACCAGCCCCCGGCCATCGTCGGCGATCTGGTTGTGATCGCGGGGCGCCTCCGGGTCCGATCGCGGCGGCGGAGGTGGCTGGCGGGCAGGTTCGCACCGGTTCGCACTGCGAACCTCGCGAACCCACCCCAGCGCCTTTGCCTTCTTTCGAATAGCCGCGTCCGAAATCTCGTGCCGGTCAGCTATTTCGCGGATGGAGTCTTCGCCCGCCAAGTATTCGAGCTCGATCCGAGCCCAATCGATAGTCGATTTCCGTGTCGCCATCGGCGGCTACCTCCGGCGAAAGTTCGCACCCCCAGCCGCTCCACCAGGATTTTTTCTGCGCGTGGGACGGGGCCGGTCCAGTGCGGCGGCGCCCGGCCAGACTTTTGACCGGGGGGTGGGTGGTGTCAGCGCTTGTGCTTGCCGCAGCGCGGGCACCATATGGCGGCCTCGCGCTCACCGAGAACGACGAACATCGAACGCTGCCACTGGTGGCGGCAAAGCATGAGCTTCAGTATCCTGATCATGCGCATGTTGCCGTCTCCCTAGGCCCTGCCGCGCTGCTCGGCGCGCTGCTTCGCACCGTCGTGGCAGGGCTTGCAGAGCGTCTGCAGGTTATCGTCGTCCCAGAAGAGGCGCTCGTCGCCGCGATGGGCTTTGCGATGGTCGGCGACGAGCAGCGATGTGTTGGGCTCGATGCGGCCGCAGCCCGGCCACTGGCAGTGATAGGCATCGCGAGCGAAGATCCGGAGGCGCGTCGCGCGCCAGCGAGGCGTCTTGTACCACTGCCGCCACGGGCTCGCCTGCGTCCGCCCGCGATCGCCGCTATCGAATGTGGTGAGCCGGGACGGCAGCGAGGCGAGCCTGGGTGGCAGGCCCGCCAATCTCCGTTTGCTCATAGCTTAGCACTCCTGCCCAAGCGCGGTGCGCTGGTCAGTTGGTGGCGATGCGCAGTGGCATGGTGACCAAGATCGTCTGTCGCCGTAGCTGCTCAAGCAGCGAGCCCCGGAAGGCTGTTCCCGTTCTGTATCAATGTCGGAACGAGTTGCCAAGCCTCGATCTCAACAGGGAACATGCCGCCGAAGTCGACCAGTGCGGAAGCGCCCCGCCCCTCTAGGATGCGGCCGACGAGCCCATCGAACGCAGGCATATCGGACACGGTGACCTCTGCCCCGGTAGGCAGGTCCTTCACCTCTTTGCGCAGAGCTTTTCGCTTCTCCTTCGCGGTCCGCAGCTGCTCGGCGCGGGCCAGCCGCTCAGCCTCGCGTGCCTCGGTGGCGAGCTGCTCGGCGTGCTCCGATGCCGCGCCCTCCTCTGCCATGCGAAGGCCCATGATGCTGGCGTCACGCACAAGAGGAACTCGCCCTGCCCGATGGAATATGGAGAAGCTGGGATGCCTCTTGGGCTCGGCGACAGACGCTCGCACCAAGTCGTCGAGTTGACCGGACCGCGCGAACACGAAGCCAGGCAGGATGGGCAGCTCGACATCGATCAGCTTGCGGGTTTGCCCCAGCACCAAGCGACGCGCCTGCCCCGGCGCCGGCCGACGGATCGTGCGCACCGGCGTCCACACCTCGAAGCCAGCATCGGCCAGTGACTTGGAAAGCGGCACGGTGCGCCCGCCGCTCGTCCGCAGAATGCACCAGGTGCCAGCCGTGCCCATGTTCCCGCTCATCTCAACCACCCCAATACTCCCAACCCGCACCCGAATCACGCTTTGTTCTCGTTCTCAAGCGGCACGCTGCTCCGCTTCGACCACTTCCGCGGCGAGCGCCCGGTCAACCTGATCCTGCGTCAGCGCGCCACATGCGAGGCCGAGGCTGCGTATCTCAGGCTTCATGCGTCGGATCTCGTCGTCGCTCATCGGCGCAACCTCCTCCTCTTCGGCGACTTCGCGGCGCCGCGCCTCGGCCGCCATTTGCCGCAGCCGCTCGCACGCAAGGCGGTGGCGAGCCATCAGCCCGGCGGCGAGGGTGCGGATCACGCCCTCGATCTGGTTCGCGAACTGCATCGGCTGGTGCAGCGCCGCTTGGGCAGCCTCGCGGGCAACGCGGCCCGGCAGATCGCCAAGAGCGGTCACCATCACGCTCAGCCAGGCGTCGGCCTGATCCTGGCTGATGCCGGGCGAAACCTTGGTCAGCAGCAGGGACAGGTCCTCGCGCAGCCCCACGCTGAGCTTTGACGCGAGGGTCAGCGGGCCGGGCTCCGCCTCCTTCAACGGCGCGAGGCCGCGCTCATACCGGGCCAGCAGCGGAAAGAGCTCCAAGCCCTCCGCCAGCGCCATCGCCTCGCTGAGCGTCCAGTTCGAGCCGCTCGCGAAAGCGGCGACTGCTCTCGATTGGTCCGCTCGGTCGGCCGTGATGAGGTGATTTGCCATGTCGCAAGCATCCTTCGATGAATGATTTTGGGTCGATCGCGCCTTCGCGCTGGGCCTTGCCGAGTGCGGTGATCACCGCCTCCGCGCCGTGGTCGCGCTTCCACTTGCCGAGGATCCGGCCCGCGGCGTCCGGGGCCATGCCGGCCGCGCCGAGCAGCTGGCGTCCTGCGTCGAACATGACCTTCTCGGCATCGGGTGGGCTTGGCGGCGCCGCGGCGCCCGATGCGTCAGCATCGGAACTAGTATGTCCCTGTCCCTCTCTCTGTCCCTGTCCCTTGGATGCCTCGTCCTTGGGGACTTCTGGCTGTGTCCCTAGGGACAAATTGGGGACTTGGACGGGCTTGTCCCTTGCAAGGAACTCCTCAAGGGTCGGGGATGGCAGGTCCGTGCCGTTGCGCTGGTTGGCCTTCTTGATGCGCGCCAGCTCGGTGCGCCAGCGCTGCTCTTGCTTCCGGCGCCACGCCTCAATCACCAGCTCGGCAACAACAGGATGGTAGAGGCGGCCGTCGCTGCACATCACGAAGCCTCGCATTGCGTCCGCGCGGTGCTTTCGAAAGGTGCGAACGTCGCGCCCAAGCCCGCATAGCCGGGCGAGCACCGCGTCATTGTCGGGCAGCGAGCCTGCGGGCACCTGGTGCCACGACGACGCCCAGAGCAGCACCGCATACCAACAGGCCTCCGGGTGCGCCTCGGCCGCTAGATCGCTGTCGCGCAGTCGGGCGACGTGCAGCGGCATGAAAGGGAAATCCTGAAGGTCAGCATCCGCCGGCGTCAGGGGCGCGGGGTGTGTCATTGGGCCGGAGGCTCCTGGACTTGGATGGAGACGAGCACGCGCCCGCCCTTCACCGGCTCGGCCATGATCGGCCGCTGCAGGCGGAACAGCTTGTCGTCGACGCCGAGCGCCCCGGCGATGCCGTCGAGGTAGGCCTTCAGGCTGGCGATCGCGTTGTCCTCATCGGGGGCGGCGCGCGTCTTCGGGTGGAAGGTCAGGGTGACCGCCAGAGGCGTGTCCGCGGGGAAGCGCGGGCGACCGGCTGCGATCACAGCCTCACCGCCGACCCGCCTCGCCTTCTTCTTCGCCTTGTGAACGGCCATGTGGTGCCCGCGCCCGTTGGGGCTGAGGATGCGGGGCGGCCAAGGAAGCTCTGCGATCATCAATCTCGATACTCGTGCGCGTGGGGCGGTGCGCCGCCGGATTGAGCCCGGCGGCGCTGTCGTGCTCAGGCTTCCGGCTTACCCACCAGGACGGGCAGCTCCGTCTCGACGCGGACGCGCTCCAGCGATTCGCTGAAGGCGTGATCGAAGGTGCGGTCGGTGCGCCACAGCTCGAACCAGAAGGTCAGGCGTCCCTGCGCCGCGCGGTACCGGAGCCGGGCGGCGAGCCGGTACAGCGGCCCGTTGCGGAACACCGGGATCGCGATCAGGAACAGCGACGGCACCTTGAGCGGCGCACCATGTTCGTCGGTGTGCCGCGCTTGGAAGCGCACGACGCCCTCCCCGCTCGCCAGGTTCACCGCCTCCTGTACGATCGCTTCGTCGTTCACCTGCAGGCCGCGGGCGAGCTCCATCAGCTTGTTCGGCGTCGCGATGGTGTCCGGGCCGCCGAGAGTGTCGACCAGCCGCTGGAGATCTTCCGGGAGCGAATCCTCGCCGGGGATCAGGTAAAGCACGTCGATGATGCGGTTCTCGAGGAAGGCCGCGAACTCGGCCATCGTCATCTTCTCGTCATTCGCCTCGGCCCAGGCCTGCCACTCGTCGGAGAGCGGGAAGGCGAAGGTGGAGCGATGCTTGCCGAAGCGGGGATCGCCGGCCGAGCCGATGCGATGGTAGTCGAGAACCGCGGTAAGCGACGGGTTCTTGCGGTCGTCGTTCGCGAAGACGATCGAATCCGCATCCTTGAAGCGGTTGACGTGCTCGATCAGGCTGTCGAGCGACAGCATGGTTGCAGTGCCATGCCGGAAGCGCGGCTCGTCGCGATACGGTTCGAAGATCTTCGGATCGATCGGGTTCACGCTGTTCCCAGACCGGACGGCCAGCGCGCAGACGCCGGTCGACGGATCAAGCACCGTGATGACCTCGGCTTTGACGTAGTCTTCCACGAGGCTGCGGACATCCTGGACGAGATCGCCGGCGGGCACGGTGGCGGTGGTGTCGGTGGTTGCCATGGGTGTTTCCTCTCTTGGGGTCAGGCGTCGCGGAAGCCGCCGGCGCCGCCGACTTCGCGGACGCCGAACAGGTGGCCCTGCGCGGGATTGCTGGGGGTGAAGCGCATGTCCTCGGTGGTCCACATGACCGACTTCGGACGCTTGGCGACCGGCAGGTCGACCTTGTGCTTCGCGGCGATGCTGAACACGCGCCCTTCGAGGGCGAAGTCGAAGGTGAGCGTCAGCTTGCCCTTGGACTTGCCGCCGCTGTCGATGGCGGCGTTCGCCATCTCTCCGGCGAGGCTCTTCATCACCTCGGTCAGCTCGGCATCGAACTGGCCGTCTTCGAGGAAGCGGACGAAGTCCCCGAAGCTGTTGGCGGCGGGCGGCATGCGGCCCCCGTCGGCGGGCGGGATCGGCGGGAGTGCCGTCCCTCGTTCAGGCGTGGTGTTCACGGTGTTCTCCTTTCACAGGCTTGAGAGCGGTGACGCGGTTGTGGAACTTGGTGGCCTCGCCCTTCCGGGCGGCGGCCTGGCGCGCGGCGCGGGCGCGGCGGCGCTCGGCGAGCGCGCGATCGAGGTCGCGGGACAGCCGGGCGCGCTGAAGCCAGAGCGAGAGGCGGCGAGCTGCTTCGAAGATCGCCGGGCGCGTCACTGTTCGGCCTCTGCGAAGCCGACGCGCGCTTCGATGGGGATGAACACGAACCCGTCGATCTCGTGGCGCACGGGCGAAACACGCTCGTCTTCCATGCGCCAGACGCCGCCGACGCAGCGCGGCGCACCGCAGTCTGCCCAGACCTCGGCGACGGTACGGTGGGACAGGAACGGGTACCGCTCCCCTGCCCCGGCTTCAGCGCGCAAAGATGCGCTCGCAGAAGCTGCCTGGGCAGCCGCCGCGCCAATCGTGGCGATCATGGTGCACTCCTTCAGCCGGCCCCGCGCCGGCGGGTTATCCTCGGTTAGAGACCAGCCGTAGGCTCAGGCGCTCGCGAAGCCGGTCGATATGCTTGCCGGCGCTCTCGACGGCGGACGCCATGGCGGCCAGCTCGCGATCGTCGACGATGTTGTCGTCTTCCAGGGCCTCGGCGAGTTCTGCGAGCAGGGTTGCGAGCGCCGTGAAGCCAGCCCGGTCACTGCCCGCCCCGCTCTGCATCTCCACGAGCTTGAAGCCGAGCAGGTTGAAGACGGGATTGGCGAACCGGCCGTCCCAAGCCTTGCAGCCGAGTAGGAAGGCGAGCACGCCCATCTCCCCCTCGCCCTTGCGATAGCGCTCCGCCGAATCCTTCGACCGACCGAGCACCACGCCCAGATCCTGGTCGGTTGCGCCATCCTCGCGACGGATGTCGTCGAGACTGTCGCCGATCGTCTTGAGGAGCAAAGATGCCGTTACGGTCTGATATCGACCGTAGATCTGCTTGCCGCTCAACGTGCATCCTCCGGAGCATGGAAAAAGGAACCGGTCTCAGCGGGAAAGACGGGCGCGGATGCCAGGGAGGGGAGATCCGCGCCCGCTCCCGACACGCCGTCAGCGATCAGGGGGGCTTCGCTGACGGCCGAGAGGCCGCAATTTCGATCGGTGCAGGTGGCAGCGTCCGGGTGCCAGCCGCCCGAGCCGCAGCGCGAGCGGTGGGAGACGATCCTGGCGCGGATCGCCGCCTCGTGGTCGAGCGCGATCATGCTGCCTGGGCCTCATCGCGCACAGCTGCGGCAGCGGCCAGCGCCTCGAAGGAAACCTCATGCCCGAGCTCGTTCCCGATGGCGGCGATGTGCGACCAATACTTTGCAGGGATGACTCGGCCGCTGAGCGACCAAGACCGGACGGTCACATCAGCGACGGTTACGCCGCGGGACCGGAGCGCATCTGCAAGAGCCTTCGCCCCGCCTAACGCTTTGATTGTCGCGATATGATCCATAGCTCGAGCGTGCTACCAAACATAGCGCTACATAGCAACATGATTTGTAGCGCCGTTGCGTGCGACGGACGGATCATGCCCGAAGGACTAGACTTTCCGCACGAGCGGCTTGCATGGGCGCGACAGCGCGCGGGGTTTCCGGATAAGGCGGATTTCGCACGGGCTATGGGCGTAAACGCGACGACGTACCGTGCTTACGAGAACGGGCAGAACGGCTTTGCGAAACTCGCGGCTCAGTTCGCCAAGAGGCTTGGGGTAAGCGCGGAGTGGCTCCTAGAGGGCGGCCCACCGCCAACCGGTCCCATAGAGGTTGCCGATGTGCCGCCGGCTATGCTGGCGACCGCCGACGACGGCACGGTGGAGCTTCAACGCCTGGATCTATCCCTATCGATGGGTCCTGGCACGCTCATCGACGACTATGTCGAAGCCGAGCCGGTGCGCTTCGACCCGTCGTTCGTGCGACTGATCACGCGCGCGCCGTACCATCGCCTGAAGCTGGTGACCGGCATCGGCGACAGCATGTACCCCACGCTGAACTGGGGCGACACGATCATGATCGACACGACCGATCGTGCGCTCGGCAAACAGGACGCGATCTACTGGATCTCGGTCTACGGTGCATCCGGGCTGAAGCGGCTGCGGGCGATCGGGAAGGGCAGAGTGCTGGTGGTGTCGGATAATCCTTCGGTGCCAGACCAAGAGGTTGATGCTGAGGATCTACGGATTGAGGGGAGAGCGGTATGGTTCGCACGCGGACTGTAATCGCCGCTATCTGCTTGAGCGCGGTTCCAGCTTGCTACAGCACAGCCAGCGAGACGCAACGTATTCAGCTCTCTTGTGAAGGCGTAGATATATCGTTCGGACGAATATCTACCGGTATCTCGTCCATAAGCACGCTGCCAACACAGCGTTATATCATCGATCAAGGCAAGAAGCGGATCTACCACATCCTTTCTGACGGGAGTGAAGATGACGTTTGCTACAAGCCCGTCGGGTGCAAGGTCGAATTAACGGAAAGGCGGTTTTTCGCACGGCTTGATCTGGGTGGCGGCAGTGAATCGACCGTGAGCATTGATCGCCGAAGCGGACTGGCTACCGTGATACTGTCCGTTGGTGATGATCGCACTAGGGTTTACAATCTCTGGAACATGACCTGCGATAAAGCCGGCGATGCAGCTATGCCAGCCAACCGGTTCTGAAATGTTTCGATCGATGAGTCTGTCGGTGGTCGGCGCAGACTACGCGAATAAGCGCGGCCCGACCCGCCGCTTCGAAATCGCGATGTGCATCCCCGGTGAGCCGACAGAGCTGCGCCCGGAGCCGGGCAACCCGGCCGATCCGCAGGCTGTCGCAGTCTACAGTGCCCGTGGTATCCAGATCGGCTACCTCACCGCTGAGCGTGCGCCTTGGATCGGCAGTATGATCCGCAATGGCCGTGAAATGGCGGCCATCTTCCAAGCTCCGACACCCTACGGCGCACTAGTGCGCCTGGCATTCGACGGCGATCGACCTGAGCTGCCGCCCGCGCACGAGCCTGTGCAAGAGGTGGACTGGGACGGTGTCGATCCTGTCTACGACGAAAACTGAGAGCGAGCAGCGCTACATTTCATGTTGACATGCTACAAAACGTAGCGAATAGATAGCGCGATCGCAGCATTCGGCTGCGCGGAGCTATCGATGCAACAGCATCCCTCACTCAACGACCCCGACGTCCTGCAGGTAGTCGACGACTTCCGCAGCGACGTGCTGGCCATCCGCGATATCACCCGCCCGCTGGTCGGCATGCCGTTCGACGATCCGCGCCGCGCCACCATCGGTGCCCAGGTGCAGCAGCACATGGACGGCATCGACCTGCGCGCCGGGCGCCTGGGCATTTCCGGCCTGGTGCTGTTCGAGCTGATCAACATGGCGCTCGATGCGGAGCGTGTGGTTGGCGACGGTCCGTGGTTCGTGTCGCTGTTCCCGAACAAGGTGTGCGCCACCGCGCATGGCGTGATCGACTATCGGTTCACCGATCCGGTGCAGGCCGCATCGTTCCTGGGTTCGTGCCGCCGCGACGGCGGGCGCGTCCTCTCCAACGTGCAGGCGGCCGCATGAAGCCCGCCCCTGTCCGCTTCCGGGCCAGCCAGCGCCCCGAGGATACCAAGCACTGGGGTGCGCTCTGCATCGCCACCGAGCGCCGCGCGCCGTTTAAGGCCGCCCAGCCGAAGGAGCGCCCCGCGCTCTATTGGTGGCCGCTGTGACGTTCCCCCGGCAGCCCGAGCACATCAACCTTTCGCCCTCCGGCTGGAGCCCGTGGATTGGCTGGGGTGAGACCCGCGAGGATCGCTTCACCCGCGCCCAGGTGGCGGAGATGCAGCGGCTCGGCATCGATCCCGTCAACCCGCCGCGGGTCGTGACTGTCTATCGCGAGGCGACGCAGCGCGAGGATGGGCATCGCCGCGGCTCCCTTCCCAAGGTCTTTCAGTTCGATTGCCCGGTGCTGTCGGTCACCAAGGACAAGCGCCTGCGCGTGATCGCGCCGAACGGCGACGTGAAGATCGTCATGGAGGACGGCTGGGCGGCCGAGCCGGATCCGTTCAACCGCCACCTCGTAAACGAAAGGAAAGCCAAGTGAGGATTTCCTTCTCCGGCGCCGTCTGCTGGCTAGGCGCGGTCCTGCTCGCCAGCATGCTCATTCGGTGCGTCGTAGCGACGTACCAGCCCCGATCCCCCGAGGTGGCCTCCGCTACCCCCACCCTCGTGGTCGCAAGCAGCGCACAAGCGCGCACCCTCGCTCCGGCCGCGGAGGCCGGCCGGAGCACCTATCAAGGGCAGCACCAATGAGCGCCGACAAGCCGCACGAACGCTTCAGCGCCCAGGCGACCTTCTACCTTCGCAACCTCGATCCTGAGGACCTGCAGGCGGAGGCTATCGCCGTCCACTACCAGGACCCGCCGCGGCCCAGCGAGAGCGGTGGTACCACCATCAGCCTGCGCTTCCCGGCCCTGATCGTAGCACACTACGTCGCTGAGGGGGGCGCGGTGGCTGAGAAGGTGGCCCGGATCCTCAACGCTCATTGGGACGACGAGTGATGGCCTATGCCGACCGCACCGAAGTCGCCTTCGAGAAGTCGATCGCCGAGATCGTCGGAATGCTCCGCCGGGCGGGTGCGCAGTCGATCGGGCAGATGGACGAGCCGACGCGGTTCACCATCCAGTTCGCGCTCGCCGACCGCCTGGTCCGCTTTGCGATCGCGATGCCCTCGATCGAGGACGCGCCGAAGCGCGACGGCCGCGGCGCAGCGCTGGATGCGAAGCAGCGGTCCACACGTCGCGAGCAGATGGTCCGCCAGCGCGGTCGCGCGCTGATGTTGGTGATCAAGGCGAAGCTGGAGAGCGTCGAGAGCAAGGTCGAGACCTTCGAGGAGGCCTTCCTCGCCAACGTCGTCATGGCGAACGGTCAGACGCTCTACGAGCGCGTCGCCGAGCCGATCGCTGTCGAATACCGGACCGGCGCTGTGCAGCCGTCCTCCACCCTCTTTCTATCGGGGCCGCGAAATGGCTGAGAACACGAAAATCGAGTGGGCGCACCACACCTTCAACCCGTGGATCGGCTGCACCAAGGTCGGCCCGGGCTGCGATCACTGCTATGCGGAGACGCTGGCCACCAGCCGCCTCGGCGTGATCTGGGGTAACGAGGGCGAGCGCCGCCGCACCGCCGCGTCGACGTGGAAGCAGCCGCGCCGCTGGAACAACCGGGCGGCCGCGCGCGGCGTGCGGGAGCGCGTCTTCTGCGCCAGCCTGGCAGACGTGTTCGACAACCGCGCAGATCCCGCCGTGCGCGCCGAGCTGTTCCAGCTGATCCGCGAGACGCCGCAGCTCGACTGGCTGTTGGTGACGAAGCGCATCGGCAACGCCGCGGCGATGGCCGAGGCCGCCGGCGGCATGCCGGAGAACGTCTGGCTGGGCGCGACGATCGTGAACCAGGAAGAGGCGAACCGCGACATCCCGAAGCTGCTGGCGACGCCCGCCAGCGTGCGCTTTCTGTCGATGGAGCCCCTGCTCGGTCCGGTCGACCTTGAGGTCGCATGGCACGGCGAGAACGCGCTCTATTCGGAGTGCTGGGGCGACTGCTCGTGGTGCAAGAATGGCCACCCGCCGCTGCACAACTGCGCCGCCGGACGGCAGAGCGAAGCCGACTGGATGAAGGCCCGCTCGGGGCTCGACTGGGTGATCGTCGGCGGAGAGAGCGGCCCGGGCGCACGGCCGATGCACCCCGACTGGGCGCGCCAGCTGCGCCAGCAGTGCGCGGACGCGGGCGTGCCGTTCCTGTTCAAACAGTGGGGCGAGTGGCGCGAGTGGGATGACGGCAATGGGAACCCCGAGCCGGAGGAAGTCGAGGACGACTCCGAATACGCCGACATGGTCTATGCCTCAGCGATCCGGCCCGCCCTCATCTCCGCCGACGGCAGCGTCTACAGCCGCGACGAGCTGCCCGAGGAGGTGCCGTGCCGCCTGGTCGAGCGCGTTGGCAAGCGCGTCGCCGGCCGCCTGCTCGACGGCGTCGAACACACCGCGTTCCCGGGCGAGGTGACCCATGGCTGACACGATCGACGAGGCGAACGCGCTCGCCGAGCAGCACCTCGAGCGCAGCCTGCGCGCGGCGCGGCAGCCGATCCCCGTCGGCGCGCCGGGCGAGTGCGAGGGATGCGGCGATGACATGCCCCGGCTGGTCGACGGCCTCTGCGGCTTCTGCCGCGACGGGAGGCGCCGGTGAGCGTGATCGATCGCTCCTCGCGGCCGGAGGTCCGCAACCCGGTCCTTGGCCTTCCCGCTGCGGTGCAAGCGCTGCGCTCGCTTGACCCCCAGCAGCGCGCTGCCCTGAAGGTCGTGTTGATGGAAATCCGGAAGGAGGCGCTGTCGCGGGAGCGGGAAAGCTACCGCCGACGGAAAGGCCCCATGGTTTCCTACTGGATGGCCGCGGCGACCTACCTGAAGCACATCGCTCATGCTCTTGGGAAGCAGCACGCATGAAGACGCAGAACCTCTTCGGCGACGCATCGATCGTGCAAGCCGAGTTCGTCGAGATGACGGTCGCCTCGCTGCTGGCCTATTGGGACCAGCACGAGCACATCGCGGTGGCTTGGTCGGGCGGGAAAGACAGCACCGCGCTGGTCACCCTCGTGGTGAACCTCATCGAAGCTGGCAAGCTGCCCCGCCCCAAGAAGCTGTACGTGTTCTACGCGGACACCCGGCAGGAGCTGCCGCCGATCCAGCGCAGCGCCGAGCTGATCATGGAGAAGCTGCGCGAGCGCGACTGGATTGAGGTAATCGTCGTCCGGGCGAACCTCGACAAGCGCTTCTGGGTCTACATCCTCGGGCGCGGCGTGCCGCCGCCGAACAACAACACACTCCGCTGGTGCACCCGGCAGATCAAGGTGGAGCCGATGACATCGGCGCTCGAGCAGGCGCTGCAGGGCATCGAGGGCTCCGCGCTGATGCTGACCGGCGTGCGCCAGGGCGAGAGTGCGGTGCGCGACGGACGGATCGCAATGAGTTGCTCGAAGGATGGCGCCGAGTGCGGCCAAGGCTGGTATCAGCAGGTGCTGCCGGAGGCGAAGGGCATCCGCGGCAGGGTCGCCACGCTGGCGCCTCTTCTGCACTGGCGCGTCTGCACCATCTGGGACTGGCTGAAGGTGTTCGCGCCTATGCCCGAGTTCGGGGCTTGGCCGACACAGATCTTGGCGGACGCTTACGGCGGCGACGACGCGACGGAGCTGGCGGCGCGCACCGGCTGCATCAAGTGCCCGCTGGCCTCTGCCGACACGGCACTCGACTATATCATGACGCTCGACGCATGGGCGCATCTAGAGCCGCTCAACCGGCTGCGCGCGCTCCATGAATGGCTCAGGAAGCCGGCGCAGCGGCTCCGCAAAGCCGGCGCCGAGCTGCTCAAGTCGGGCGAGCTGGCGAAGAACCCGCAGCGGATGGGGCCGATCACCTTGGAAGCCAGGCTGCAAGCGCTCGGGGAGCTGCTGGCGATCCAGGCGGAGATCAATGCAGCCGCCGCGTCGCGCGACCGGCCGGGCATCGACCTGATCAACGCCGAAGAGGAGGCGCGCATCCGCGGCCTGATCGCTGCCGGCACCTGGCCGGACGGCTGGGATGGTGATGAGCCGATCGCCACGACTTGGCTCGACAAGGTCAACCAGGACGGCTCGATCGAGCCGATCCTCTTTCGGGAGTTGGTGGGACAATGACGCTCGCTCGAACCGATACCCGCGAGGCCGACCGCCGCCTCGTCGAGAAGATCCACGCGCATATCACCTTCGGCCGCCACGACCTCGTGTTCGCCGCGATCGACCGCGTCCGCGAGGAAGCGATCGCGCGCACGAAGCTGAGCGAGATGCCGGAGGCGCAGCGCCGCATGCTGCTCGCCAGCCGCCCCGACGACGTCACCGGCGAGGAAGGTATCGGCGTGGAGTTGCGCACCGGTGCCGACATTGCCGTCGCGAAGGCGCTCGAGCGACGCGGCCTCGGCACCCGCGAAGAAGGCGGCTCGCTGCCCGGCATGTACTGGTCCAACCCCGAAGGCCTGGCGCTTCGGAAGTTCCTGATGGAGAGCGCGAGGTGACCAAGAAGATCAGCGATCAATCCACCGCCTTAGTTATCCTCGCCGTTATGCGTGGGAACAGGTCTTTAGCTAGCCTATCGAGGCGACGTCCACTTACATGCGACGGCCTGCGCTCGTACGCCTCTTCCGCCTTGGCCAATACACGGATGCAACGCTCAACATCCAGAAATTTAGCGTCAAACATCAAAGCCTCCATTATGTGAGAGGCTCCGTATACATTCCATCCGCGAGATTTACGAGGGGTATTGACCATGTCGTCAATACCCCGATTTCCCTTAATACTTACGACGACGCGCGTCGCAGGACAAAAGGAGCTCAAAAATGCACATCGAGGCGCGGGAGGAGTTCGCCCGCAATTACAGCCGCCAGCGGGACAGCTTGCTGCGGCTCGCAGCCGTGAAGCAGCGCACCGGGCTGGGGCGCACCACCATTTATCGGAAGATCGCGGCCGGCACCTTCCCGAAGCAGGTCAACATCAGCGTCGGCTTAGTCGCATGGTACGAGCGCGAAATTGATGCTTGGGTGGCGGATCCGATCGGATGGAGCGGCGAGCACGGCGCTGCGCGAGCTGATTGACGACACACCGGGAAAAGGCATAGCTCTCTCTATTGAGGGGGAGTCAAATGCCAGTTCACGAACGCGGGGCGGAAGAAGGCGCGCCGATCAGCCTGTACCTTGATCTGGCCCCTGGGCGGGTCGCCGACCTAAGTGTTGTAGCTTATGCGGCGCTGGCGTGGGACGCCTTGATCAAGGAGATCGCGTCAGTAGTAGACCCTTCCCTTGATGTTAGGGTTGAGCTTGTCAGCGGAGAGGACGGTAGTCTTTGGCTGCGGAGCCTGATCAAGGCAATTTCAAAGGTTTCCAAGGAGCATCCTTGGACTGCGGGCGCGCTAAGCGCGATCGTGTCCACCTTCCTGATGTTCCCTGTCAACCACACCGTCGAGGACATGTGGAAGGAGATCTTTAAGGCAGCAGGTCATGAGGACGGCATCAGCGACGAGGACGCGAAGAAGATTGCCGACCACGTGACGGCGAACCTGCGCAACCAAGTTGCCGTCTCCCACAAGCAGCGGATCTTCCGAGAGGTTGAGCGTGACCCGTCAATTATCGGCTTGGGCTCCGCGCCAAACATCCATCGAAAACCGAAGACGCTTATTCCCCGATCGCAATTCTTCCTCTTGAGCGGCGAGCATGCGGCGGAAGTCGAAAGTTTTGAGCGTCGGGAAATTTGGAAACACGACTACAATGTGGTGCTCGTACGCCCGGTACTAGTCGCCGACCCCCGCCGGTGGCGCTTCCAACATGGCGGCGTAGAGTTCAGCGCTACGATGAACGACAGAGTATTTCTGAATGCCATTGGGGAGCGCCACACCGGCTTAGAGCTCGGTGAAGGCATTGAAATGCGCGTCGACCTGCGCGTGAAGCAGGAGCGTCACGCCGGAGCGTGGGTCGACAAAGAGCAGTTCGTTGAAAGGGTCATCTACCCCACACCTGCGATCACTTCCGGGCTACATTTCCCGTCGGACTAAGATCACGAAGCGGACCAGCAGCACGACGAATCCTACGGCCATGACTGCGCCCATGGCTCGTGGACTGATGAGGCCGATCACGGCCAGCGCGGCGAACGATACCACCCCGGCGATGAGCACTGCCGCCCATCCCGAGCACCGAGCGGCGCGCCCTCCATCATTAAGCGGAGGCTGAGAAGTCTGCCTACGTTCGCCCACGCGTCAGCCTATCATATGGAACGCTGAGCATCAAAACTCGATCGTCCGCATCGATGCCGCTCCCCTTTCAGTCACCGGCGCGGCTCCCCGATCAGGTCGTTCGCTCCGACCATCCCCTCCATCAGTAGATCGGCCCACTCCTGGGTGAGCTCGCGACGCCGCTCCATGTGCCCCGCTCGGTCGTAGGCTGCCTTCACCTTGTTCTCCGGCACGTGCGCCAGCATCAGCTCGATCACCTCGGCATCGCCGACGCGCTTGTGCTTGGTCGCCAGCCCGTTCATCGTGGTCGAGAACGAGGACCGCCAGCCGTGCGGCACGTGCCGGCCGTGGAAGCCGACCCTATTATAGAGGTAGCCGATCGCGTTCTCGCTCAGCGGCTTGTGGCTATGCCGCTGCCCCGGGAAGATTAGGCGGTTCCGGCTGGTCAGGCGCCGCACCGCGCGCAGGACGTCGATCGCCTGCCAGCTGAGCGGAATGGTGTGCTCGAACGATTCCTCGTCCTTCAGGTCCAGGATCAACTTCATCCGCGCCGCCGGCACGCGCCAGATTGCCAGCGGCGGCCCAGCCAGCCGATCGTCCCAATCGATCCCCTCGATTTCGACCCACTCCGCGCCGCGGACCATGCCCGGCCGGGCCTGGGTGAGCGCGAGGAAGCGCGAGGCCAGCTTCGTGATTGGGCTGGCGCCGGACGCCTCAGCCGCGATCAGCACCTCTCGCGCGCCCGGCACGTCAGTGATCGCGGGTTGGCGGCCCTTCTTCGGGAGCGGCTTGAGCGCCTTCACCACCGTCGCCGCCGGGTCGGCCGAAACCACGCCTTCCGAGACATACATCGCATAGATGCCGGAGATCCGTTGGCGCAGTCGCCGGGCGGTCTCGATCGCCCCGCGCTCTTCCACCTTGCGCAGAGCGCGCAGCACCATCGGCGTGTCGACCTCGGTGAGCGGGAAGCGCCCCAGCGCCGGGAAGATGTCGCGCTCGAGGCTGGTGATCACGTCCTCAGCGTGCACGGGAGCCCACCGCCCCTTCTGCAGGTCGTGCCAGGCGCGGGCCGCCTGCTCAAACGTCAGCTGCTTCGCCGCCTCGATCTCGGCGAGCCGCTTCTCCTCTTCCTTGCGCGCGCGGGCGCCGGACGGGTCGATGTTCTCTCGGATCAGCCGACGCGCCTCGTCGCGGCGCTCGCGAGCCTCGGCCAGCTTCACGGTCGGGTAGGGCCCGAAGGTGAGCAGCTTCTCCTGGTTGCCGAACCGGAACTTCATGCGGAACGACTTCAGGCCCGACGGCGCCACGTAGAGGAACAGGCCGCCCGCGTCGGCCATCTTGTACGGCTTCTCGCGCGGCTCGGCGCGCTTGATGGCAACTTCAGTCAGCAT